CCTCTTTTATAACCTTTTTATTTAACCGACTTAACTCAACCCACCTAACCTAACGCAAACCAAACTCAACGAAACGTAACCGACTTAACACAACAAAACGCAACGTAACAGAACATAACGTAACATAACATAACGTAACCGACTTAACAGAACCAAACGCTACGCAACTGAACCCAACTTTACATGACATAACCGACTCAACGAGACTGAACAAAACTCAACTTAACGCAACGCAACAAAACTGAACATAACATAACCGACTTAACGGAACGCAACAGAACTGAACGCAACTAACCCTAACATAACGTAACGTAACCGACTTACCTCAACGAAACCCAACACAACCCAACATAACCAAACTATACGAAACATAACCGACTTACGCTGCCTCTTCCTTAATTGTTTTTGCTTTTAGCTCCTCAAGTATGCTATCTATTTCACTAATATTTACATTTAATAAAGAACAAGTTCCTAAATATCTTTTTTGCCAAGATTTCAAATCACGCAAAGCTTGTGCAGCTAATTCTGTCATTGTATCTGTTTCTTTAACATCAACCGATACGTAACCACCACCATTGGCTCTATTATTAATAGGAGAAATAAGTGATGGTACATCAACGACTTCAACTTTTAAGTTTTCTATTTTAGATGGTTCAGGTATTTCAGATATATTAATTTTAATTCTAAGACCTGTAACAAACTGTCTAGCCATACTTTCTCTATGTTTGTCTGCCATTTCTTCATCAGACGCACCAAAAAATAGATTATAAACTTTATGATCTGTTTGATTTCTTAACCAATCTACAAATTCGGAAGGAACATAAATGTTCCTCCCTGTTTTATTTAAATAGTCATCAATAATATCTTGCCTATCCTGTTTTGTAAAACGAAGTGACATTATGCAGCCCTCTTAATAACTTCTTCTTTATAAAAGTCATAAAGTTCTTGAGTTTCTGCATCATTTATAATGATGTCTTTCATTGCTTTTTCTTGAGCTTTTCTACCAATCTTGGTTCTAGTTTCCCAAACATCTTTAAATTGGTCATTACCCTCAAAATCAACAAGCCATGAGCCAAAGTTTCCTTTACCTTTTTCTTGTCGATTATCTCCAATACCACATATCATCCCTGCGTTCTGCAATAGTGACACAATAGAATGCTGAGAAAGTGTTGGAGTAATAAAGGTAATATCAACCTCTGCACACCATTCGTTGATAATAGCTCTGGTGCGAACATCAGGAGTTTTGTTCATATCACTAGACCTAACAACATCCATATAAAGCTTTGGTGTTCCCCAAATGGATATTTTCTGTTGAGGTAGAAAGATTAAACGATTAACAGATGTTTTATTAACACCTTCAGTTTCTAAAGCAGCCGTTGCCATAGCACCTTTCACACCAGAAGCAGGAAAGCCAATCAGAGTATCTCCATCAACCATTTTATGTATAGATGATCTAAATTCTAACTCTGGATTATGCTTAATTTCTTTCTTCTGTGCAGCCGTTTTACGACCAGCACCTATAAGCAAATCTCTTTTGGCTTTTTCTGCCATACGATTAAAAATAATCGGTGTTTGACCAATCATTCTTAAAGTTACTCTACCTTGCTTTAATGCATCAATAGTTACAGTTGTATTTGTATTTTTTTTAACCATTTTTCTCTCCCTTGATTAAAATAAATTGGTGAGGAGGTTTAGGGCACCACCCCTCCTCTCGGTGGCTTAGCAGGATCAAGGTGTCCTTGCCCTTGCTATTTCGCCCAATCAGGAACATTATTGCCTTGCATAGGACTTGGAGATGATACACTTGCCTGTGTATTATCCTGTGGCTGACTTGGTGCAGACACACTAGAAGCTATAAAATCCTTGCTTTCAGCAGTAATTGGAAATTTCAATACATTTTTATCTGCATATCCATTTGTTCCCTCTTGTATTCCTATTTTGGCACAAAACTCTAATCCATTCAGATCTTCAACACCTGATAGATTCCTTTTTGCCATAGCACTATCATCCATGTCGGATGGTTTAAGATTATTAGCACTATCAACAATACCTTTAATTGTTCTCATACCAATCTCTTGAGCATAAGGAACATTCCTTTCACTCATTTTATCACCATCAACAAAAATCTTATCCCAAAACTTTTGTTTATCATATTGACCACCAATGATAGTATATTCTATTTCAAGCCATTTTGCTTTTGTACTAGCACTTGATTTAAACCATTGACCTTTGCCAAACTGTTGTAATTCAAGATGACCACCTTGGAGTTTTAAAATTACACGACAGACAGTATTATCAGGAATTAATTCAAATTCTCTTCTACCATCATCTTTTACATCATTTAAATTAAGCATTATTAACCTCTTCTTTCTTAACTTCTGATTTAGGATCTACAAAATCTAACTTTCTTTCTTGTACAGATCCACCATTTAATTTTTTAAGTAAGTTACCCAAGTGTGGTTGTTCAAGTAAATCTAATCTACCTGATCTATCCTTGGCTGGGTATCCCCACTCATTTAGTGTTTGACAAACAAACGCCCGATAGGTCTTTTCATTACCTGTCATAATAGCCATAGTAATAACTTCATCTACTATGCCCGGTAATTCTCTGCCTGTTTTAGACCCCTCGATTTGCAACTCGTAAATAGTTCTGGAATAATCATCTATTCTCTCATCCAGAATACCTACAAAGATTACATTCTTATCTCTTATGTGCTGAAGGTGAGTCAACCAACTCATCATTTCCCTTCCGTGCATTCCATAAGCAGCTCTGGTATCAAGCTTACCTGATCTTTCTGATTTACATTCAGGTTGCTGAATACAATGTTGAAAGCACAATCGACCTGCCACTGTAATACTATCGACAAAAATCGTATCATACTTTGTTAATATACCATTTGGTTTACCAAATTGCTGAACAACATGGTCATAATGTGCTTGGCTATAAGCATGATCTTCAGCTAATGAAGGATTGGCACCCCCTAGATAACAGGCAAAATCCCTACACTCTACCCATGTTCTAGGTCTGATAACATCAATAGGCCAACCTTCAATAGCTGCATCCCCTGCTTCCAAGTCCATAAACAATGTTTTTTCTGAATCTAAGGTTCGAGCAAGTGTGGTTTTACCCACACCACTTTTACCCATGATTACAATTTTATGCCCTCTTTTTTCGGACATTCTTTCTTCAGCAGAAACTATTTGTAACCCCATAATTACTCCTCCCTATCTATAATAACACCACTTGTTTCAACAGTTCTTGCTCTTCTGAACACATCTTGCAATTCGGGTGGTGCTTCTTTAAAACGACTTTCTGCAATCGTTAAAGTTTTTTTAATGTAATGACTTGCAAGATCATCTCTTATTTCATTTGAGATACGATCTAATTCATCTGTATCCCAAGTGACTCTTTTTTTAAGAACGACTTTAGTTTTACAATTATCTTTTGTAACACTTGTTGTTCCGTAATCTTTACCTTCATTGAAAAGATTTTGTTTTGCATCATCATAAACAACACTTACAAGATAGTCATTAAGACCCTTCAAGTGAAACTTAATCTGATCCATTTTTTCTTTAAGCTCTTCTCTTTCTTTAAATAAATCAGAAAGAGACTTTGATTCCTGTTGCGAATCATCACAAAAGAAACTCTTTGAGTATGAACTATAATATGACATGATTGCCCCTTGAGTTAAATTAATTAAGCTAATACCAAACAATATGGTACTAAATGGTATATATGTCAAGAGAAAAATATTATTTTTTTTTGCTAAGATAAATATCTATATTAAATACAGCCTTCATAAGCTTCTTTTTTAGTTTAAATTCAGGGGTTTCAAAGCCTTTTGCATCTTCAACTACTTCTACATAATATTCATCATTAGTTATAGTATGGTTTGATTCTTTTTTATATCTAAAGTCTGCAACGTATCTACATATTTTTACGTCATTAACAACAATATCATATGGAACCTGTAATTCTAAATCTCTTATGAACATAGCTCTTTCCATAGCTTTGAGTTGACCATATCGTTCTGCTTCCCATTTAGAATCAAACTTTATGTTGTCAACAATTGTTTTCTTAGATCCATATTTAGACCTTGACGAAAAGAACTTGGTATTATATGGTAGTTTTGATTTCATTTATGGGAAGGATACATTAATGCCAGATATAAGTAAATACAGAAGTATAGCTTTACCTTTAGACACTTATAATAAATTGTCAAAGATTTGTCAGGAAGAACATAGGGGTATGGGAAAACAAATGACTAAATTTATAGATGATTATTACAAAACGATATTTAAAGAAGAAGAGGAAACTAAAAAAGAACTAACTTCTAAAGGAGTTGGCTCTTTATAATAGACCTGCACTACCTAACCCACCTAACAAAGTATTAGCTACAGATGGATCTCTAGATGCTCTATCTCTTAAAGATAATTCTTCAGCTTGTTTTTTAACTCTATCAATCAATCCTAAAGGTGCAGTTGTAGTATTAGTGGTGGGTGTGGTAATCATACTAGGTTGAAAAGTATTTTCAATTGGTTGATTTACCTGATTAGATAAATCACTAACAGATTGATCTAAATTATTTTGACTTTGTATAGTTTCATCTATGGTATTTTTTACAAAACTAGAAGCTTGATCTGCAGCACTTTCAAGTCCACTATCGGTTGCTTGTGCTGCAAATTGTCTAACAAAAGCACCTATGGCACTTGCCATAAGCTCTCCTCTTTTCTGTTTTGACAATCCTTTAGTTGCAGAGTCTAAATCTTTTATTTGTTGTATAGCTTTTCTATTTGTAAATAATTGTCCAATAATACCTATTCTAGCTATTTTGCCAATGGCACCCATAAAGTTAGCTGTAATACTGTTAGCCACTAGATCACTATTGCCTACATCTTTAGAGATAAATTCTAATACTTTACCAAAGTCACGCATACCTTGTGCTGTTTCTTCTCCAAATACAATATTTAACTTTTTAAAATCACCATCAAATTTTTTAACAGTTTTAGCCATATCAGATAAAGTCTTGGCGTTTACTGTAGCTCCCATACCATCAAACATTTGTTCGGTATAATATTTTCTTACAGCATCCATTCCTTGAGGATCATTTTGTTTTAAGTAATTAGTGATGTATTTTAACTCATTAACTGTTACGTTAGGAGCTGCCACTACTTTTGCAGCTTCATCAGGAGTTAAGTTTTTATCTCTTATTTTTTTAAGAACTTTATTCTTTTGTGCTTCTCCTAAATCTTGTGCAGCTTTTACACTATTTTTTAAAATACCTTCTATTGATTGATCTAAACCAGCATCCATAGCTCTTGCTATTAATTCATCATTTATTTCTGAAGTAGCTACATCTTCAAATCCTTTAGCTATATTTTTGTACTTTGTATAATTAGCTGCTCCAAAAAGTTCATTACCTGTTTCACCTAAATCATCAAGAGCTTTTACAAATTCAGATGGTTTAAATAATCTAGGATTAATACTATCAAATCCAGAAGTTCTTAAAGTAGATCTAATCCACTCGTTTCCTAATTCAGTTTTTAATGAATTATAAGTATCATCATTTTTTAAGGCTGCTTTAAGATTTAATAAAGGTTCTGCTTTATTATTTTTAATAATATTCATAGCAACATTAGATAAATTTTCTGGTCTTATTCCAGAACGTATATCTTGTAAAATACTTTTAGAACCCATACTTGCAGCTATAGACTCATATTCTTTCATTCCC